GGAGAAAGCATTATCTCTGAGCGATTGCACGGGCGTTACAAGCGTTTTTCTCGTTCAGTGGACTGATGCTGTGGGGTTTATAGATTTTGCTGTTAAACCTGATTTTATAGCTGTTGGAGGGAGGACGGGAGACAATCGGAGAGACTACGAAGATGTCGAGATTCTTTGCCATTATTCTGTCGAGCATTTTACTTTGGTAGATGTGAAGGTCGAGGAGGTAGAGGTTAAAGATTGGGCCGCAGAAATAAAACAAATGATTGCTGGTGATTAGGCCACGCCACCAGCAGCGTGTCATGACGGATAGGAAAACCGTTGCCTAACAAATCCCATCTAGACAGGGAAGTATGAAGAGCATAGCTGCTAAAAGAAAAAACAGCAATTGCACAGCGATAATAGAACCTAAAACTTCATAACCTGATAGCTCAATAATCGGCAGTTGTCCTGTCATAAAACCGTGTATTTTTCGTAGTGTTTTCATGTTATAATTCCTTATGTTTAGGGGGCTTGCGCCCCCCCGTTCTTTAACAGTTAGTTACCAATTGCCAGTAGGAATTGACGGGTCGATATCGGCAATCAAAGTCATCATACAAAACGCCATGTTTAACGCACGTAAGATGACCGCTATTTTTAACAATGGCTATGCCGTCAAAATCCCAGTCTCTCAGTTTTATTAGTTTGCCGTCTGGGGTTCGTGGGCAGCGTTGGCGAACAAAAGAGCCGTGATAAGGTTGATCTATGCATCCAGTTGACGGAAGATAGGACTGCCATACTTTGTCGTGGTTTGGAAACGCGCCACAATCATGAGCGTATTCCATCAACTCGCAGAAAACCGATTCATATTTTAGTTGGAGCTGAGATACATTTCGCCAGTTTAGATATGAAGCAGACAGATTTTTAGCATCGGGTCTAACAAAAAACGTTGTAGCGTAAGTTATGGCCCTGATTACGCAATCATCTTTGAAAGACTTACAAGGTCGTATAGCTTTGCTCAATTCTGTAGTGTCGTAATATTTCATCTTGTATCCTTTTGTTTGGTTATCTAGTAAGCCCCGTATGGGGCTTTTCATGAGGGAACCACCCTCAATCGTCAGCTAGAACGCAGATCGAATTAATATGTTTTCATCAGATGTGATTTGACGGGCAATAATTTCAATTAAATTGTTTCTGATGTCGGTTCTGCGATTAGCTAAAGTTGGGATCATATGCCCCATAGCGTTATGCGCAGAGTCAATGTCAAGTAGTTCTCTGACATAATGAATAGCTTGTAGATGTTCGGCTAATTTTAAAACAGCGCCAGTATGATCGTTAATGTCAGTGAGCTGCTCTATTTCGTTTACTAAAGTTGTTATTTTAGTCATGGTGTAAATCTCCTAAGTAATGTTTGACCCCCATATGGGGGTCGTGTTTTGTGTTTAGTTTATGCTGCAATTTCCAACTGATTTATATCAACATTTTCTAGAATGTAGTCCAGCGCTTTCTTGGCATCCTTAGCAGCGTCCACGATAAACTTAGTATCGCCCTTGAGGACGGAGAGCCAGCTATCGATGTATTCGTCGTGTTGCAGCCCTTCATAGGGTAGACCCAAAACAGAGCCAGCCATTGCGCTCCCTAGTTCTGCTACTAGTTCTTCATAGGCGTATGAGTGAGAGCCAAAACGGGCGCTCTTTAAACGTGCTAAACGGTCTTTTGATCCCGTCCAGTGTATGATCTCATGCAAGAGAGTAGATTCGTAATGTGACTCAGTTTTGAACGCTTGCAGATGGGGCATTTTGATCGTATCGATAGATGGAATGTAACACGCTCTATCACCGCCATGTTGTAAGTCAATATTGAGGAGTTGAGAGAGAACGTTAGCGTTGCCGTTGCATACATCAGTTTTAACAATCTCGCGCACTTTTAGCTTGTCGAGATTCTCGCACTGTTCAGCGTTGTATACTGGGAATCCGCGAAGTAATGGGAAGGCGTTCTTTTCTTTTGTGCCGTCAGACTTAACAGTCTCCTTCTCGATGATCTTAAAGAGTGTGATGCCCGTTGCTTTCTCGCCTTTCTTGACGTAACCACCTAAATCTTGAGCTTGTTTGTAGGATAGCCAAACGGGTGACCGGTAGGGCGCTGATGCCAAAATAAGCCAATTAATGCCTTGATAAGGTCGGCCAGTGATGGCGTTATAAGGCGCTGAACCGTCTGCAATGCTTTTCCAAGGTTTGCTCCATTTACCAGTACATTGCTCAAGGTTATTGATAACCGTATCGGTGATGGTCTGCATGATTACCGCAGTGTCAGTAACGCCACCGCCTTTCTTTTTAAATTTCTTTTTCATGTCTAATTATCCTTTTATCTAATTAAATGGTTTGAGTTTCGACATTGATGGTGTAACCCAGCAATTTAATATTTCTTATCGCTGAGTCAGTGAGGGTGACAGTGCCAGCAATGGCAGCAAAGTTTCGGGCTTTGGCGCATACTGGATAAATGGCACGAGTGCCGTAGTTGTTTTTGATGTTAACTATAATGTGCATGTCGAATTTCTCTTTTATCTAATGAATGAAATACGAATATAATCTTTATCTTTGCAAGTGTCAATGATTTATTTATATATGACGCATTTAGTTGTGTTTTGTGTGCAGAAAAATATAATAGCTTTATTGTCTTATTTACAAAGTGTTCTCTTATGCCGTCTCGTTTAGGATCTCCCAACAAACAGAAAGCGTTTTTGTTGAAGCGTTTGCAAGATATGTTCGGGGAACAATTCGATCCCATAATAAAAGCTGCGGAACGCGCTCACTCAATCGATCAGATGGCTATTGAATCCGATGCGATAGAGGATCATAAGAGCGCCTTGGCTGCATGGGTAGCAGTGGGGGAATTCGTCACCCCCAAACTCAAGGCGGTGGAAGTCAAGTCCGATGATGGCCTGACAGTCTCAGTGATACGCAAAAGATACGATGCAGCGCCCGAAAAGGTCATTAATGGCAGGGGTGCGGTCGGGCTACAGGCCAGTGATAGCACGGCTTTAGAGGAGGCACCCCCCATCGAGGGCCGCGACACACATATATATATACCTCCACCTCAAAAAAAAATTAAATGAAAGGTCATATCCACAAACTGCCTAAGAAGGACATAGAACGCCATTTCCCTGAGAAGAATGGTGGGAAAGGTAGTCATGCCCGAAAGAACACAAAGGCAGGGAGAGAGGCTTTTAGGGCCAATTACGACAGGATATTTAAGAAGTGAGATGTTATGTCTGTCACGAGGATACTGGTGATGGTTGGATTGATTATAGAGATGACAGTCGCAATGTAGATCATATATCGGTATATACGTGTTCTGCTTGTTTATGCAGTGTAACGATTACGTTTCCGTCACAGGTTTACATTGATGAGGTTGATGCGTTTTTAGAAGGCCCCAAGTTACGTTTGGTTAGGAAGGGTGATATTGAATGAATGTAGAATATAATCTTATGCCTCAAGGTGCTGTCTTGCAGGACTTTAATGATTGTCGGTCAAGGAACTCTTTTATCATGGGGCCATTAGGTTCTGGTAAGACTGTTCAATGTATTCTTAAACTCTTTGATTTGATGTGCGAACAAGAGCCTGTAATGCAACAAGACCATAAGAATTATGGTGTACGCTTATCTCGTATTATAGCAGCTAGGAACACGTATAGTGAGTTATTTTCTACTACGATTAAGGATTGGTTGGAGATACATGGTGAGTTAGGAGACTTCAAGCAGGGCAATAAGGAACCCCCTACACACTTTTTGCGGTTTAATTTAGAGGATGGCACACAAGTACATTGTGACGTTGTATTTATAGCCTTTGATAGACCAGAACACGTTAAGAAGGCTAGGGGTATACAGACTACATGGGTATGGTTAAACGAGGTTAAGGAGCATTCCAAGGCTGTTTTGGATATGTTAGACCTGAGACATGGTAGATACCCATCGAATAAGGAAGGTGGTAGACCCACGCATCATGGCATTATTGGTGATACTAACGCACCTGATGAAGATCATTGGTATTTTAAGATTGCTGAGATAGAAAGGCCCGAAGGATGGGCGTTTTATCGTCAGGCTGGTGGTGTTTTTAAAGATGGTGAGCGTTGGAAGTTAAATGATAATGCCGAAAACCTGATAAACCTACCATCTGATTACTACAAAAGGGGTATGAACGGTAAGGATAATGATTGGATAAAGGTTAATCTGGCAAACGAATACGGCTTTGTATCCAA